ATCATGGTTGCAGCAGAAGATCTTGGTGATCCAACTGACCTTGAAACTGGTTGGGATGTACACTTCAAAAGAGTTAAGACTGGCCCAATGGCTTACAATGTTGAATATCAACTACAAGCACTAAAGTGCAAACCAAGAGCATTAACAGAAGACGAGATGGCACTAGTTGCAGATCTCAAGTCTATGGATGAAGTTCTTCCTAGACCTACTGCTGACGCTCAAAAAGAATTACTTGACAGACTTAGAGAAGGTGCTGATAACTCAACACCTGACGAAACTATTTCTGAGGAGTTTGACATAAAATGATTGGAGTAGGGCAACAGTTTCCCGCATTTGAATTGCGAGGAGTAAATGCGAATAATGAATTCACAACTGTTTCAGTTGATGATCATTATGAGCCTTTAAAACATGACTATACAGTAATTTACTTTTACCCCAAAGATTTTACTTTTATCTGCCCTACCGAAATTGCAGGAATGGACATGCTAGTTGAAGAAGCCAATGTTATTGGTATAAGTGGTGATAATGAGTTCTGTAAATTAGCTTGGAAACAAGATAATGAACTTATTGGAAACATCAAACACTCTCTAGCAGCTGATTGTGGTCTAGGTCTATCTCATAAACTAGGAATAGTAAATGAGGCAGAAGGAGTATGCTTTAGAGCTACTTACATTATAGACTCACAAAACACAGTTCAACATGTTAGTGTAAATGCACTCGACACAGGCAGAAATGCTCATGAAGTTTTACGAACACTACAAGCTATTAAAGCTGGTGGTCTTACTGGTTGCGAATGGCAACCTGGGGATGAGTTCGTAGGATGATTTTATTTACAGCAGATTGGCACATAAAACTTGGTCAAAAGAATGTTCCAGTACAATGGGCTTGTACACGCTACAAGTTATTCTTTGAACAAATTTATGAAATTGAAAAAGACATTCAGCTGCATATCATTGGCGGGGACTTGTTTGATCGAGTCCCCTCAATGGATGAACTAACTCTTTACTTTGATTTTGTAAAAGGAGTTAGTGTCAGAACTATTATTTATGATGGAAACCACGAAGCTACTCGAAAGAATAAGACTTTCTTTAGTAATTTAAAAAGAGTTACAAATGAACTTAATCCTCTTGTAAGAGTAGTTGATGAACTAGAATATGGAGAAATGGTTCCACATGACTATGCTATATTACCCTATGCAGATTTACATAAAAAAGATGTTATAGAAAATATAAAAGCAGATGTCTTATTTACACATGTTAGAGGTGAAATACCACCTCATGTTCAACCAGAAGTAGACTTAGATAGATTTGATAAATTCAAAGTCGTATTTGCAGGTGATTTACATGCTCACGAGAATACTCAACGAAATATTGTATACCCTGGCAGTCCTATGACTACAAGTTTTCATCGAAATCATGTTAAAACAGGATACTTACTTATCGACAACAATGATTGGAGTTGGACATGGCATGAATTTGACTTACCACAATTAATTCGTAAAACCGTAACAGACCCGAGCGAGATGGTACAAACAGAGTATGACCATACAATTTATGAAATTGAAGGTGATGTTTCAGATCTTAGTAATATTAAGAATAGTGAATTACTTGACAAAAAAGTCATAAAAAGAAAAACAGAGGCGACTCTAATATTGGATAAGGAAATGACAATAGAAGAAGAACTAGGAGAATATCTTGGTTATATATTAGAGTTAGATGAAAACAAAGTTAAGAAAATTTTAGGAGTGTTTAGTGATTACGCTAAAGAAGCTAACGTGGGATAATTGTTTTAGTTATGGCTCAGGAAATGAACTAGACTTAAATGAGAGCACAGTAACACAACTTGTTGGAACAAATGGAACAGGAAAAAGTTCGATTCCTTTAATACTCGAAGAAGTATTATTTAATAAAAATTCAAAAGGAATCAAAAAAGCAGACATACCAAATCGTGAAGTCAATAATGGCTACGATATTTCTTTGTCTTTTGATGTAGTAGATGACGAGTATAAAATTGATGTAAGTCGTAGAACAAATATCAAAGTGAAACTCTGGAAAAATGGAGAAGATATTAGTTCACACACTGCTACAAATACTTACAAGACACTTGAAGAAATTATTGGTATAGATTTCAAAACTTTTTCTCAGATTGTCTATCAAAATACCAATGCAAGTTTGCAGTTTTTGACTGCTACAGATACAAATCGTAAGAGATTTTTAATTGATCTTTTACAACTAGATGATTATGTAAAATACTTTGATGTTTTTAAGGAATTGTCACGAACTTTAGGTGGAGACGTTTCTCGCATACAAGGGAAAATTGACACAATCAATAAGTGGTTATTAGATAATAAATTGGAAGATACATCACTACTTCCAAAATTGGAATTACCATTTTACTCGGAAGAAGATGAAGAAACTTTGCG